TTTCCCGCGTAAAGTTACTTTAAGTTTCCCTTAAGGGATTTTTTCTCCCCCGGCGGGGTTGTTTCATTTTACCAGAAATCAATGAAAGCGTCAAGTACTAATTGTATACAGAACTAAACGGTGGTAAAATGGCTTCTAGAACATAAAGGAGGACCAACTCGCGATGGTAATAGAAAGACGAGCACCCCAACATTATGTGAATAATCGCGAGTTCTCGGCCGCGGTGATCGAGTACGTCAACAGTGTGCGGGATGCCGAATCCAAGGGCCAAGAACCGCCCGTGTTGCCCAACTACATCGCCGAGTGCTTCCTCAAGATTGCCGAAGGTCTGTCACACAAGTCGAATTTCGCACGTTACACCTATCGTGAAGAAATGGTGATGGATGCGGTCGAAAACTGTCTGAAAGCGGTGACCAATTTCAAGACCGAGAATTATCCGACTCGCGAGGGTGGAAAATCCGCTACCCCGAATGCATTCGCGTATTTTACACAGATTTCGTATTATGCTTTCCTGCGCAGATTGGCCAAAGAAAAGCGCCAGCAGGATGTGCGGATGAAATTCATCGAAGAATCTGGGATCGAGGATTTCATGGAATCGGGCGGAGACGTCCAGATCGACTCGGACAATCGAATGTTCGTCGACAATCTCCGTGATCGAATAGATAAAGTCCATGTCCGAGATCAAGTCCTCAAGGAATTCAACGAAGAAGAAAAGCGCCGGAAGTTAGAGGAAGAGGACGATGACGGCTCCGATCCCGAGGATTTTGATGAATCAATCGATGTATCTTCCTCATTTGACGATGACGATGTTGATGATACTCCTGAGACTCGGAATGCTTCCCGCGGCGGCGGCCCGGGTCTCGAAATGTTTATGGTGTAAGTGATCGAATGACCAAAGTAGCAGTATTGAATGATACACACTTCGGGGTCCGAAATTCATCGGACATCTTCATCGAGTATCACCGCAAATTCTTCGAGGAATTCTTTTTTCCGTATCTGAAAGCCAATTCGATAACTCATATTTTACACCTTGGTGATCTGTACGATAATCGCAAGTACATCAACTATAAGGTAGCGAATGCATCGAGGAAAATGTTCCTTGAACCGCTGCGGGATTTCGGGCTCACGATGGACATAATCCCCGGGAACCATGACCTGTATTATCGCAACACATCTGATCTGATGTCGCTCAAGGAAATGCTCGGGTACTTCACGTCGAACGTCAATGTCGTGACCGAACCCCGGGTTGTCGAGTATGGATCGCTGAAGGTCGGTCTTATCCCATGGATCAACGCCGAGAATTATTCGAAGTGCATCCAGTTTGCAGAGACCGCGGCGGCTGATTGGGTCGGTGCTCATCTTGAGCTCGACGGATTCGAGATGATGCGGGGTGTCAAATCCACTCATGGGATGAGTGCAGACATATTCTCGCGATTCGAGCGGGTGCTGACTGGTCACTTCCATACCAAATCCGATTTGATGAATATCCAGTATCTGGGTTCACAACTTGAGTTCACGTGGGCTGATGCCGGCGACCCGAAGTATTTCCACGTGATTGACACCGAGACCCGCGAGATTGAAGCGGTTCGGGTTCCATATACGATATTCGAGCGGGTGGTGTACGATGATTCTAAGGATGGTGGGATGCTGTCTACTTTTGATTTCGAGCGTCTGTGCGACAAATTCGTTAAAGTGGTTGTGGCGCGAAAGACCGACCCGTACGAGTTCGATCGATTCATCGAGAAGATTCAAGATTCAGGATTCACCCATGATCTCAAAATCGCCGAATCTTTTGAGGAATTCGCCGGCGAGAATGTATCGCTCGATGAGAACACCGAAGTGATCCTTGAAGATACTGCCGACATACTTGATTCTTATGTCGAGGCTACCGAGACTGATCTTGATCACACGCGACTCAAAGAATTAATGCGGACCACATATATTGAGGCTTGTAATACGGAAGTGGTATAATTAGCGAATGATCCGATTTAAATCAATACGTTGGAAGAATTTCCTTTCAACTGGTGACGTATTCAGCGAAATCAACCTCGAATCAGACAGATCGACTCTGATTGTCGGGGAGAATGGCTCTGGCAAGTCGACGCTCCTAGATGCCCTGTCTTTCGCTCTTTTTGGCAAAGGGCACCGGAATATCACCAAATCTCAGTTGATTAACACGATCAACGAGAAGGATTGTGTGGTCGAGGTTGAGTTTCAGACTGGGGGACACGATTTCAAGATCCATCGATCGATCAAGCCAAATAAATTCGAGATCTATCAAAATGGTGCGCTGATTCGCCAAGAGGCATCGAGTAAAGATTACCAGAAGTACCTCGAGCAAAACATCCTGAAACTCAACCACAAGTCATTCCATCAGATTGTGGTACTCGGATCATCCTCTTTCATCCCTTTTATGCAGCTTCCTGCTGGTTCAAGACGTGAAGTGATCGAGGATCTCCTTGATATTCAAATTTTCTCGAGGATGAATGCGGTGGTCAAGGCTCAGCTGTCGAAGTTGCGCGAAGAGATCAACGACACGACCTATTCACTCGATCTGGTATCCGAAAAAATCACCCTCCAGCGCAAATACATCGGGGATATCGAGGAGATGAACGAGGAGCAGATCCGGGAGAAAAAGGAAAAGATCCTTGAACACAGGGCTGAGATCGAAAAGGTACAAGCACAGAATCAAGAGCTTAACGAACTTATTACCGAAGAATCCGACGGGGCCGACGATGAGATCCAGACTCTGACGCGCAAGCGTGAGAAAATCCTCGAATACGTTGCCCAATTCCGCCAGCAAATCTCGACTCTGGTCAAGGACGCCAAGTTCTACGAGAACAACTCGGTCTGTCCTACCTGCACACAGAACATCGATGATGAGCTCAAAGAGTCAAAACTCGAGGATTCTCGGAGCAAGGCCACCGAGCTCAAGGGAGCACTCGATCAGGCCACCGAGAAATCATCGGCACTCGAAGCTGAATTGGAAAGGCTACGCGGAATCTCGAAGCACGTGGCGGACACTTCGCGTGATATTCGTGCCAATAACGACACAATCAGCCGGCTACAAAAAGATATCCGATCAATCGAATCTGAAATCGAGGGTCTTGAATCCAAGGGTGGTGATCTGGAGGAAGCAAAATCGCAGCTCACATTGCTGGAGACCCAGAAATCGGATCTCACGGAGCGGAAATTCGAGCTCCTTGATCAGCGTAGATACAAGGAGGCTATCTCCGAGATGCTCAAGGATACGGGGATCAAGACCAAGATTATCCGCGAGTATCTCCCTGCGATGAACACACTGATCAACAAGTATCTCCAGATCCTTGATTTCTTTGTGTCATTCACCCTCGACGAGAATTTCAATGAATCGATCAAATCCCGGCACCGCGACACGTTCAATTACGCATCATTCTCGGAGGGTGAGAAATCGAGGATTGATCTGGCACTGCTTTTTGCGTGGCGCCAGATTGCACGAATGAAGAATTCCGCATCCACAAATTTGCTGATCCTTGATGAGACCTTTGATTCCTCGCTTGATTATGACGGGGTCGAGAATCTGACCAAGATCCTGTCCTCGCTCGAAGAAGGTACCAATACTTTTGTGATCTCACATAAAGGCGATGTGCTGGATGGGAAATTCGACCGGAAGATCGAATTCGAGAAGATCCGTAATTTCTCGGTCATCAAAGAGTGTGATGTATAATTATTGACACGTCAATGGGCCCATGGTATAATAAAAGTGTAGGCGAGACAGATACCCCTTTTTTGTGATGGAGATTTTCCTATGAGTGCCACCGATATGTCTTACAAAGAAAGCGTTCTTCTTGACGTTGCCATGCACAACGACTTGATGCCCGAAGAAGCGACGTTCTTGCCCAAGATTCTTGAGAGATTCGTCAGCAAGGCTGGAATGTCGGAATCCGAAATGCTCTGGCACCTTGCCACTAACAAAGAGCTCTCGGAATATGCAGCCGAAGTAGCGCGGAAGGTGAATATCACCAATCCGCTCGGCTAATCCTGTGACCTGAGGAGGTACATTATGAGTACTACGATGAAAGACCCGATTGTGAATGAATGGTTCGAATGGGATAAGCCCCGTAACAGGAACGCTTTCGCGAGTCTGCGCTCGCTGATCAAACACCGCCATGGAGCTTGGAAGTCAACTGCCCAAGCCCTATTCTTTCAAGGCAACGGGTATGTACACTTAGAGACTAAGAAGAGACCCGAAGAATACATCTTTGATGAAGTCGAAGAGACTCTGGGTGTGCATCTCGTTGACGGGCAGGATGTGATGTTCATGTCTGGTGTATACTCGGACGAATACACTCCCGGGGACAGTTGGTCGGAATCCAATTTCCGACGTGTGATACACGTGTTTGTGTTCGACTCTCTCGGGGTGGTTCAGCACTCGCGGATGCCGTTCAATAAATCGAACAAGTCGGTGCCGGCTCGGATTTCGAACGTCTGGGTCCGTGAGCGCTCTCCTGATAAGTTGATCAACGTCTGGGATTCCGAAAGTGCTCGTACATCTCGGCATTATCAGGATGCGACCAAGTGGGCACCGCGTGGTGAGACGCTGGTGCGTGGTGAGATCGTGTCTGCCAAAGTGGTGGATGGTCTATTTGGCAAGCAGCCCAAGATTATGGTGGTCGACGATCGCGGATTCAAGGTCTGGATGACTCGACCGGAATCGATCGGTGCCTCTCCCAAAGGGTCTCGGATCGAGGTGGTAGCACGGCTTGAGCCCTCGGATTCTGACCCTTGTTTTGCAGTCGGTAAATACCCGAAGAAGGCTGGGGTACTAGGATCGAATATGGAGCTTGGCGTATGAAAAAGCTGATTCGTAAAATACGTGGTCTGATCATGAAGATCAAGATCAGACTCCTTGACCGCGAGGTCAATCGCCTTGTCAAGCGTAGGTCGAAAGGGAGCAAAAATGGGCAGTGAATACAAATTCAACGAAGGCGAATTGCTCGATAACTTGAGAGAGTACATCGATTCTACGTACAAGGGTCATTACGCCCAAGGGAAGATCCAGTCGACCGAAGTGACTATCGACCGTGGCGACGGGATGGGGTTTGCTCTCGGCAATACAGACAAGTACAGGGGTCGGTACCGCAAGAAGGGTGGAGCCAACCGACAGGATCTGCTCAAGATGCTCCACTACGGACTAATCGCCCTGTATGTTCACGATCTGGAACAGGATAATTGATCTATTGAACCAGACCCCACAATCTGGTATAATAAGGGTTGCATATTATGAAGGGACAATTTTATGAATCTTTCCAGTGAGACGATTGCGATTCTCAAGAATTTCGCAAGCATCAATTCAAATATTGTGTTCCGTGGTGGGAACACACTCAAGACGATCTCGGAGTCCAAGCACATTCTCGCTTCGGCCCAGATCACTGAGACTCTCCCGGATGCCGAATTCGGGATTTATGATCTCGGTGAGTTCTTGGGAGTACTCGGGATGTTCGAATCCCCGAGCCTTGAATTCACCGATGACATGAAATCAGTGCTAGCGGTCGAGGGTTCTAAGTCGGTCAGATATTTCTTTTCTGATCCCGAAGTACTGACTTATCCGACCAAAGATATCCAGATGCCAGCATCGGATGTGTCTTTCTCGCTTTCGACCGAAGATATGGCGGCAGTGCGTCGGGCATCATCGGTGCTCTCGGCTCCTGATGTCGTGGTGTCGGGCGAGTCGGGCTCTCAAGATGTGACCTTGCTGGTCACGGACACAGAAGATTCTACCGCCAATTCTTTTAACATTGATCTGTCGGGTGGTGTCACAAGAGATCCGGACGCATCGTTCAGATTGGTGTTCAAAGTGGCCAATTTGGCCAAGGTAATGCAGTCCACATTCAAGGTGGATATCTCATCGAGGATGTTCTCGCACCTGACCTCGCAAGAGGGTGGGCTTGAATACTGGATTGCACTTGACTCGAAGCATTCATATTTCAATAAGGAGTAAAGACGATGAGTGAAGAAGAAATGAATCAGGTAGAGACCACGACCGCAGAAGCTGCCGAGGCTGAGGGTCAGGTGTCCCTTGGGATTGGTGATCTTGCATCGGTTGTACAGATCATTGATGTGTGCTCACAGCGCGGTGCCTTTCAGGGCTCGGAGCTCGAGGCCGTCGGTGCCCTGCGTGGTCGTGTTCAGCAGTTCGTCAAGGCGAACACCCCGGATGAAGAAGCCGAGGAAAGTAGTGATGAGTGATGTGGAAAGCGCAGTATCCAACAATGAAAAAACCGAATATGTGATCGTGAGGCGAGATTCTGAAGATAGAGTTGAAATCGTCGAACTCGACATTGACGGACTCCTAGAGCAAGGATTCAAATTTCTGAGACATCGGGAGGTGGGAGGTCATACTATGGCTGAGTGGGTTGAGGCTGACAAACTGGAATATTATAAAGCCTTAGACATAAATAAGGGAACAAACCATGAGTGATGTGATTATTCCGTCTTCTCCCGAGGATCGCCAGCAAATTCGCTCGGCGATTCAGGAGATCTCGAATTCGATGACCCGGATCGAAGCTGAGCAGGATCATATCAAGGCGGTTCTGACGATGATCGAAGAGCGGTTTGAGATCCCGAAAAAGCAGTCACGTAAGCTCGCTTCCGCGTATCACAAGCAAAACGCTGATGAGGTAGTGTCTGAGATGAACGCATTCGAGACTTTGTACGAGGCAATCACTCGAATTTGAAGCACACTTTCTCCGGGCTGTATCCCCTCGGACTTCTAATCCGCAGAAAGGGTAATTGGACACATGTGGGTTCGACTCCCACCAGCCCGGCCATATATCATGAGGATCAGCGAAAATGCCATACATTAAGCCAGAAGACCGTACTCTCTTTGAGTCTTATTTCGGAGATGACTACCAAGATCTAGCCTACGCCCCTCAATCTGCTGGGGAGTTGAATTACTTGATTACCAGATTCCTCAACCGCTACATCAATTGTGGCTATCATGGTCTCAACTACCAGAAGATCAATGATTGTATTGGGGTGCTTGAGTGCGCTAAACTTGAGCTCTACCGTAGGGTCGCGGCCCCCTATGAAGACGTGAAGATTGATGAGAATGGGGATATCGATTATCCCAGCGTTTTTTGATCACACCACCAGAGTGATATATAATGAGCAGCAATGATGAGTTCCTGTGGGTAGAAAAGTACCGCCCACGTAAAATATCCGAGTGTATCCTCCCATCGAACATACAAGGGACATTCGACTCGATCATCGAATCGGGTGATATTCCGAATATGATTTTTTCCGGCACTCCCGGGATCGGAAAGACGACTGTAGCCCGTGCCCTGTGCGAAGAGCTGGGGGCGGATTATCTCCTGATCAACGGTTCTGAGGAAGGGAACATCGATACCCTGCGCGGAAGGATCAAGCAATTTGCATCGACAGTCTCTCTTCAGGGTGGTCAGAAAGTCATCATCCTCGATGAAGCCGATTATCTGAATCCGCAGTCGACACAGCCGGCCCTTCGTGCATTCATCGAAGAATTCTCGAAACATTGTCGGTTTATCCTGACTTGCAACTTCAAGAATCGGATTATCGAACCGCTCCATTCACGCTGTTCGGTTTATGAGTTCGGTATCCCTAATCCCGACAAGCCCAAGCTCGCGGCCCGATTCTTCAAGCGCATGAAAGGGATTCTCGATGCAGAATCCGTCGACACTGACGATAAGGCGCTGGTCACGCTCATCGAGAAGTATTTCCCGGATTGGCGCAGGGTCATGAATGAATGTCAGCGTTATGCGATCACTGGGAAGATCGATGCCGGGGTGCTGGTGGATTTAGGTGACGAGTCGATCAAGGCGCTATTCGAGCATCTTCAGAATAAAGACTTCTCCAAGATGCGCAAATGGGTAGCCGACAACATAGACACCGAGCCACGGGTCATTTTCCGTAAAATCTACGACGCGGCGCTCGATCATCTGGCTCCGAACTCGGTGCCCCAAGTAGTATTGATCCTTGCCCAGTACCAGTATTATGATGCATTTGTCGCAGATCACGAGCTCAACGTGGTCGCATGTATGACCGAGATTATGGTAACCGCGGAGTGGAAATAATTATGTGGCCATTCAAAAAGAAGAAGTCCCAAGAGCACGATACCCAGCCAGATCCTCACCTCAAAGCGGTCTGGGAGAATTTGGATCAAGACCTGAAGGACTTCGCGATGACAACTCACGATCTCGGGCTAAGACGTAATTTGAAGATTCGTTTTAATGAAAGAGGTATGGCAAAGTTAGTAAAGCAGTTGGATGAAATCGGGTATGAAATACGCAAAAAAGGAGCAGGGCACTGAGCAGTGAGTAGCAAATGGCACGGAGGCAAAGGGGACGCCCGTCGGACAGGCGCGGATGATGAATCGTACAAGTCTGGTTGGGAGCGAATCTTTGGGTCTAAAAAGGAGAAAGACGATGACACCAAAAAATGACGGGCTCAACGTATTTTCCTTTGTCCGATCGATCAACGAGACCAAAGAGGACATCCTTGCAGAGAATCCCGAGGCCGAGAGGATTTACGAGCCCTTCGTGGTGAATAGATCCCTGTCATATTTCAACGATTCGGTCCTGTATGCGAACGAAATGAATCGATACCACCTTGTCGATTCGGCTTGGCAATATTCGTTCCTTATAAATACGATCAGAAGACGAAAGCGTTTTTCTAAATGGATCAAGCCAAGTGAGTTAGATTTTATTGAGGTCGTGAAAGAATACTATGGATATTCTAATGAAAAGGCCCGTGAAGCTCTGACTCTGTTATCACAAGATCAGCTAAATGAATTGAAACAAAGGGTCTATAAAGGTGGCATCAACAAATCCAACAACGACGACAACCGACCGAGAGAGCGAGACACACGCTCCTGATCAGCCAATCGAGTGGACTCCTGCAATGATGGCTGAGGTTACCCTGCACGAGCCCGACGACTTCCTCAAAGTCCGTGAGACTCTGACTCGCATTGGGGTCGCTTCCCGCCGAGAGAATAAGCTGTACCAATCATGTCATATCCTGCACAAGCAGGGTCGATATTTTATTGTTCATTTCAAAGAGTTGTTTCTCCTCGATGGCAAACCATCAAACCTCACTGTGAATGATCTTGGCCGACGGAATACGATCGTGACGCTTTTGTCTGATTGGGGATTAATCGAAGTTGTTAATCCAGAGCAAGTCAAGGATGTGGCTCCTCTCCGCCAGATCAAAATCATCTCGCACCGAGACAAAGGGGATTGGGAGTTATGTCCTAAGTACAACATCGGAGCGAAGAGATGAGTATACGTGTAGCTCAAATCCACGAGTACAATTTGTCTAACAACACACTTTATACTGTAAGTATGGAGAGCGACACTGGTCTGACAACGACGGTGACAGCATCCAGCCTAGAAGAAGCTAAATCATTGAAGGAGCGATTTGAACGTGGCGAATACAGAGTACTCACTGAAGGTTAGTGTAGAGCAGACACCAACCAAAATTAAAAAGGGGGTATCCGAGTCGATAATTTCGGGTGCCGACCGTATCACGATCACCCACCTCCCGGGTACCCGTATCAAAGATACAACCTCCGCGGTCAAGCTCCTGATCTCCCGTGATAAAGTACACCCCACCAATATTGTCCCTCACATAGGTGCCCGGAATGTTAACTCGAAAGGCGAGTTGACCCGTCAAATCCACAATCTTGCAGATATGGGTGTCAACAAGGTATTGATCGTTGGTGGCTCGAGCCCGCATCCAGTGGGGCCATATCTCAAAGACGACGAGCTACTCCGGTTCTTCAAAAATAAAGGTTTTACTGTCGGCTGCGGTGTGTACCCGTACGAACAAGGCCCCGGTTTTTATACGAATTCTGACAAGCTGACCCGATATGATTTCGGTGTCTCGCAGCTTTGTCTGTCACCACGGCTTCTGCGACCTTTACCGCAGAATGTTTGGGTTGGCGCACCCTCACAAGCGACTTTGTCTGGTCTTTGGGGTTACATGAAGAAGGTCGGAGTAGGACCATCATTGTCTTATCCGCTTCGTGATCTCCTTGGATTCGTTCGTTTCTCGGGATTGAGTGGCTTTCGCACCGGGTCTTTTATCAAGACTCTGTACCCGGATCACCATCAGTACCACCTGTATGATTTCGGCAGGATCGAAAAGACTGTCGAGGAGCTGATTTCGACGGATTGGTAAAAGGTTTATGCCGAAAAAGCACTAATCAGAGATACTTGTGATGATAAATAACAGTGAACCGCCTAATAGGGGTTCACTTTAACCACAATCTCGCTTATTAAGGAGAAATGTTATGACTACTCTTCCTACTCATATGTTTGGCACCAATGTATTCAAAGACATCGACAAGTATCTGGTCGGTTATGATCGCGTATTCGATCAGCTGGCGCGGGTTCACGATCAGATGTCCAAGAATATTCCAAACTACCCTCCGTATAACATCCGCAAGACCGACGAGAACACTTATGTCATCGAGATGGCAGTTGCCGGTTTCGGTGAATCCGAGATCGAAATCGTCCTTGAGGATGACAAATTGACGGTCAAGGGAGCCGCTACCCGCGATGAGGATACCGATGAGGTTGTTTATCAGGGTCTGGCACTTCGCGACTTCACTCGCACTTTCACGCTCAATGATCAGATTGAGGTTGAGAATGCCGAGATGGTCAATGGCCTCCTCAAAATCTGGCTCGAGCGGATCATTCCGGAATCCAAGAAGCCCAACAAAATTGAAATTCGTAATCATACACAGGAGACGTGATGCGCAATTCAATCCATAGGATTGCGCGATACATATACGCTAGAGCCCTATATATTACAATGTCACGACAGATCTCGACGCTGGTTCTGCATCATCGGATGAAAGAAGCACATCGGGTATCTAGATATCGGCGTAGGCTCGGAGCGGTTTTGTTCGATAAATAAACCTGCAACACGGCCCCCGTCAGCGCTTCTGCTGCTCGGGGGTTCTTTTTTCCGCCAATTTGGAGTATATAATGTCAAACGATGTAAAGATCATGCGCCTTTCGACTGGTGAAGAATTGATCGCCACGGTCAGCAAAGAGGAATCCACGTCTTCCAAAGGGACCGTGTATTCGATCCGCGATATCGCGATCCTAATCCCCACCGAGTCCAATTCCCTCGGGCTCGCACCATTCGTCCCTTATTCGACAGCCCCAACCAAAGGTGTTGACATCGCCGAGAAAGACATCATGTTCGTCACCGAACCAATCTCGGATCTGCTCAAGCAGTACAACAACATGTTCTCGAAGATCATGACTCCGGACCAGAATATCGTGACCTAGACTCCACACCTCCTTGAATGTTATAATGATATATTAGTGATGGAGGTGAATTATGGGTGCGTTCTATACGTGCGTGAATCGGTACGGGTCGCAGATCCTATACCGAGGATATGATGAGGGTGGAAACCGGGTCGCCAAGAAGATCCGGTTCTCCCCGACCTTGTATGCCCCTTCGAGCAATTCCGAGAGCACCGAATTCAAGGCCCTAGATGGCACACCGGTTGAACCAAGAGTGTTCGACACAATGCGCGATGCCAAAAAGTATGTCGAGCAATTCGGGGAGGTCGAGAATTTCAAGGTTTACGGGAACCAAGATTACACCGCCCAATATGTGTATTCACAGTTCCCCGGGGAGATTGATTTCAATCCCGATCTAGTCCGTGTGATGAGCATCGATATCGAGGTTTACTCGGACGACGGATTTCCGAATCCGGACGAAGCTGCACACCCTGTGACTGCGATCGCGCTCAAGCTTTCGGATGACGATGCATTTTACGTTTGGGGTACCAAGGATTACTCGCCCGAGCAGTCCGAATTCGCCGACACCCACCGGATTGTGTACAAGAAATGCGATGACGAGATTGTTCTGCTCCTTGATTTCCTAGACTTCTGGAGTTCGGACGCTCACTCCCCGGACATTATCACGGGATGGAACACCCGCCTGTTCGATATCCCGTATCTGGTTAATCGGATCTCCCGGATCATGGGTGAGTCGATGACCAAGAAGATGTCACCATGGGGGATAGTGAATTACCGGCAGATTTCGGTAAAAGGCCGATCACTTGATGCATATGAGTTGTACGGGATTCAGCAGCTCGACTACATGGATCTATTCGTCAAATTCGGCCACAAATACGGACCGCAAGAGAGCTACTCGCTCGATCATATATCCCATGTGGTGCTCGGGGAGCGGAAACTCTCGTACGAAGAATTCTCAGACCTGCAAGACTTGTACACCAAGGATTTCCAGAAATTCATCGATTATAATATCAAGGATACCGAACTGGTCACCCGCCTCGACGAGGAGGCTGGGATTATCAATCTGGTCCTCACTCTCGCATACAAGGGCGGGGTGAATTATTCGGACACACTGGGTTCTACTCGGATATGGGATACCCTGATCTATCGGTATCTCATGAACCAGAACATCGTGGTCCCGCCCGCGTCCGAGCACACCCACGCGAAGGCCCTTGGTGGTTACGTCAAGCCCACGCAGAACGGGTTGCATGAGTGGGTATGCTCCTTTGACTTGAACTCTATGTACCCATCAATGATCGTACAGTGGAATGTGAGCCCGGAGACGATGATCGGGGGTCTTGTCCCGGGGATGAATAAAGACCGTTGCCTTGACCCGAATGACTCAGAGGTTCTGGAAGCGATCGACGACAAAGTGTGTATGGCCGCCAATGGGGCCCGATTCCGGACTGAAAAGCAAGGGATGATGCCCGAGATCATCACCGAATTGTATGATGAGCGCCAGCAGATCAAGAAAGTGATGTTGGACAAGCAACAAGAGCTGGAGGAACTATCCGGGGATATGCGCCAAGAAAGGGCGTCCCTGAATCGCGAGATTAGCCATCTTCGCAATATCGAGCAGTCCGTCAAGATATTGATGAATAGCCTATTCGGTGTATTTGGGAATGTGCATTTCCGGTATTTCTCCCCGGAGATGTTCGAGGCGATCACGTATACCGGACAACTGGCTATTCAGTGGGCCGAGAGGGCTGCGAACCGGAAAGTCAATGAGATCCTTGGTACCCAAGGGAAGGATTACGTGATCGCGATCGACACCGATTCTTTGTACATAAAGCTTGGATCTCTGGTCGGCAAGTATGAGCCCAAGAATGATATCAAATTCCTCGATCAGGTTTGTAAGACAAGTATCGAGCCCGCGTTCGTTGAGGCCTTCGATGATCTAGCCACCAAGTTTGGGTGTCGCGAGAATCGGATGTTCATGGCCCGAGAGGTCATAGCCGATCGTGCGATCTGGACAGGCAAGAAGCGCTATATCCTGAATGTGTACAACAACGAAGGGGTGCAGTATACAGAACCGAAGATCAAAGTTACGGGTATTGAGGCAATCCGGTCGACCACTCCAGCTCCGTGCCGTGAAGCTCTCAAAGAGATTTTCAAGGTGATCATGACGGGCTCTGAATCCAAGACGCAGAAGGCGATCGAGCAATTCCGCGAATACTTCAAGACCCTGCCCGCGGAGAACATCGCGTTCTCGATCGGGGTATCGAACATTGAAAAGTGGCAGGACGGAGCATCAGTATACAAGAAAGGTACCCCTATTCACGTCCGAGGCGCTCTGGTGTACAATAGATTGATCAGGGACACGGGACAAGATCGCAGATACAAAAGCATCTCGGCCGGCGATAAGGTCAAGTACACCTATCTCAAAATGCCCAATCCTGTCAAGGAGAACATTATCGCATTCCCCGACTATCTGTCCCCGGATCTGGGGCTGACCAAGTACATCGATTATGACAAGCAGTTCGACAAATCCTTCCTGTCGCCTGTCGAGGCTATTCTCAAGGAGATCGGGTGGCGGAGTGAGGACACACTGACGCTAGAGGAGATTATGGGATGACCATCAAATTTATATATGAAAACCCGGCAGAGACCATGAAGTTCTCGTCTACCGAGCGGGTCGAGATCGAGGTGAATGATCTGGGGGCGACTCTGGACGAATTATGCTCGTCGTTCCGGGATTTTGTTCGAGCCTGTGGGTACGAGCTACCACCCGGTGTTACAATCGCACCTGTAGATCAAGATGAGCATTAAACTGGCCGATTCCGATCCCGAACTCCTCGAGGCCCTCACCATATTATCCGAGGAGTGCTCCGAGCTGTCGATCGAGTGCTTCAAGATCATGAGATTTGGACTGTCCGAATCTGCGAAGGATAGACTCACTAGAGAGTCATGTGATATAATAGCTCTAATGGTTATTTTGCTTGAAAAGGGCGTGATCAAGGTAGACGATCTCGATCAAGGCGTGGAATCTAAATTCGAGAAGCTTCGTGATTGGAGCTCAATTAGATTATGATATCATTCACCATATTCAAGAACAAATACGACAACAAGACCGATAAAATGATGAGTCTGTCGGATTTCGAGGAATTCGAGGCTCTACTGTATCGTTTATCCAAACAATCCATGGAGTCCAAAAAGGCGTCTTATCTTATATCCCCTGCCCAATACAAAGCGAACACGAATCGTCGACTAAACGATAACGTGTCGCACTGGTCTGCATGGGCCGCGATGGACGTCGACGACCACAACTTTGACCCGGAGAATCTAGAGAATGAATTACTTGATCGGTATGGCAATCTTAACTTTGTTTGTTACTCTACTGCTTCCAGTAGCCGCACTTTACCGAAGTTCCGGCTGGTCTTCCCACTCTCGTCAACGGTTGATGCTGATCGAATCAGGAGCTTCTGGTATGCACTCAACCGAGAGCTCGGCGATATCGGAGATCCACAAACTAAAGACCTTTCTCGCATGTATTACATACCTGCAACATATGATGGGGCTTATAATTTTATTTTCTCTAACCACAATGGGGATATTATTGATCCTGATGTTCTTATAGAAAAGTACCCTCGCCTAGAGAATACAAGATCGAAGAACTTCATCGACCGGCTTCCACCGGAAGTACAGACCGAGGTTATCAATCGGCGCAGGAGCTCTCTCAAATCACGCAACCCGAACGGGGTGCACGTGTCATGGAGCAGTTACAAGGATTGTCCGTTCGTGAATCAGAAGCTGGTTCAGGATTACAAGGACATCGCATTCGTGGACAATTCGGGGAGATATGCCCTAATCTACAAATTGATGGTATCGATCTCTGTCGCCGCGGTCAGGGCCGGATACCCGATCACCCCGACCGAGGTGGCTACCCTGATCCGCGAGTTGGATATCGACACGGCTAATCGATACGGATCTCGACCTATTGAAAAAGAAGCTGATCGGGCGATCGAGTACGCATATAGGAAGATGTGACGGATGAACAAAGACGACCAAGAAAACGTGCAAGTCAAAGCCGAATCCGAGGTGTCCCAGCAGACCAAGGAAAAGTACGAGTCATCGACGATGTCCAAGGCTGGTAAACTGGCGATGGAGCTGGCCGAAGAGAAGCGTCGCCTGATGGGTGAGCTCTCGGAAATGCAGGAGCAGTACGAGTCTGCTAAGCCCACCACCCCGGTCGGGACGCCTGATTGGTATGTCAAGTGGTCGGCCACGATCCTTGCGGTACTCGGTGTATTTGTCATGTCGGCGGGATTCGCGACCGAGGGGCAGATCATGTATGCATTGGCCGGGGTGTGCTGGATCTTCGTCGGGATGCAGTGGTCTGACCGAGCGATCATGATCGGGTCGGCGATCACAACGACAGCTGTGTGCATGAACTTGGTCCAGCAGTTCACGGGATAGGAGAATCACGCGATGATTAAACCTTTTAATAGAGATTTTTTGGTGGGATCAGCAATTATGTTGGCGGCCTTCTTAATGGGGTCTGGCCTTGGTTTTTGGTTAAAGAAACTTGTAGAAGTTTTGTGATGATCATAAACCTTTTTCAACATTTTACTTCGTAGGAGATACACATGAAAGTTAGATTTTCGGGATTTATGACGCTGTGTGACACGGCACTCAGAGCTTGCGCTAACAAAGATGGCCTTCATGCCCATAATCTACAGATACAGCAAGACCAATTCCAATGGTCTTGTTATGGGAAACCTGCAATCACGGCTATCCTGTGGTACCGAGATCACAACTATGACTGGTCTATTAGCGTGGAGTACGGTGGAATAGAACAGCAAGTTTATGAACTCGAGGTCTGGGACAATGTCAATGACTGGTATGGTCGGTGGATTGACCCCGAATACAAAAATGCATATTATTCTGAGGCATTTGAGCGGCAGATCGAACCCAACATGGCTTGCGATGGAGTCGAGTTCACGGACTTTGAATATCACTCTGATCTGTACGAGTATGCGTACGAGTTGGCAGAGGGTCGTCAAAAGCTCGTCCAGAGAGCCGATAAAGAAGATGAGATGGAGACCATTGCCCTCGACCTAAACGACTC